GGGCTATCGTCAAGAATGAGGATGCTGATCCGGCTATCTCGACGGTCAAAAAATTGATGGAGTATTTCTCGGCTACCTGTCCAAACTTGGAACGTGGCTAACATTGAGGACATCTGGGGGGATGGCAGTAAGCGTTTGGTCGATCCACCTGAAGTCCAACTCAAGAACGCAATCATTGATGCTGGCCTCGAGCCACCATCGGAGATAATACTGGATGGCAAGATACACCGATTTAAATCAGGATCTAAAGGCCGAGGCGGTTACGGCGATAAGAGTGGCTGGTATATTGGTTTTGGTGATGGTGTATGCGCTGGTAAGTTTGGGGACTGGCGATTCGGCGTTGAACACAAATGGATCGCCGACATTGGGCGCGACCTCACGCCGCATGAAAAGATTACCTTTACGAGACGCATGGAAGAGGCGCGGCAGGCACGGGAAGCGGCAGAGAAACTAATGCGCGATAACGTCTCGGACGTTGTCAATAAGATCTGGTCTGAGGCTGCCGAGGCCACAGCTGATCATCCGTACCTAGTCAAGAAAAAGATCCAGCCTAACGGCGCTCGAGTCACGGGCGATGGTCGATTGATCGTGCCACTGTTTAACAGTGACGGCGAGATGACTACCGTGCAATACATCGACTCGGATGGGGGCAAGCTTTATCATCCCGGCGGCAAGACCGGCGGATCGCTTTGGCGTATTGGATCTAATCAAGATGCGCACATATATGTAGCCGAGGGCTACGCAACTGCCGCTACAATCGCTGAGACTAGCGGTGTGGCGTGTTACGTTGCATACTCGGCGAGTAACATCCCCAATGTTGTTGGGCAGCTTAGAGAGCGTTTTGGCGCCTCTCAGCGCATCATCATAGTGGCAGATCATGATTCTAGTGGAGTCGGTAAGTCATACGCAGACCAAGCCAGCGCGAAGTACGGTGCGACCGTCATCATTCCCCCAGATGAGGGCGACGCCAACGACTATTTGCTGGCTGGCAATGACTTATCGGCTCTTCTAGAGCCACCTGAGATCAAGCTGGACTGGCTGGTCGACGGCAATGAGTTCACGACAAAGCCAGCGCCAATCAGCTGGTATATTAAGAACTGGCTCCAGAATAAGTCACTTATGATGGTTCATGGGCCTAGCGGCTCAGGCAAGACATTCCTAGTCCTAGACTGGTGCCTTCGTATGGCAGCTGTTGAGATGGATAACCGGGACTGGTGCGGTAATAGGACAAAAGACCTGCCGATCGTTTACTTAGCTGGTGAGGGCCATTATGGTTTACGCGCTCGAGTCGCCGCATGGATGCAGAACTTTGGCGTCGATAAGATTAAATTCTGGATGAGTAAGACCGGCACCGATCTCAACTCAAGCGAGGGCTTGGTCAAGGTCATTGATAACGTCCGCGCACTGCCCGAGACGCCAAAGGTTATCGTTGTAGACACATTGCACCGATTTCTTAATGGCGATGAGAACAGCGCTCAGGATGCCAAGACGATGTTGGATGCCTGCGCCTTAATAATGGAAGAGTTCGACTGCACGGTCGTCCTAGTGCATCATACGGGCGTATCTGATGAGGCGCAGCACCGTGCTAGAGGTTCGAGCGCATGGCGAGGCGCTTTGGATATTGAGGTCAGCGTTAAGCCAAGCAAGAACGGAGGCCCAATTGAGGTCATACAGAGAAAGATGAAGGATGCCGAGATGCAGGGCAGCCTGTTCTTTGATCTCAAGAAGGTAGATATCACCGGATGGCGTGATGAAGATAACGATCAGGTATCGAGTGTTGTCTTGGAATCATCCAACAAGCCAATCAAAATGGATAAGAAAGTATCCAAGATTGAAGAGAAGCGTAGACGCTTTGAGCGAGCATGGCATCATAGCCATAGAAGTAGAGATGACCAGAATCGACCATATGTGCCTCGCAGTGCGCTGCTCGAGTTCCAAATTAACGAATTGGGATTCACCGAGGGAACGGCTAGAAAAGAATTGCAACCATCAACTGGCACAATGATTGGAATGCTTTTGGATGCAGATTATATTGAGAAATATGAAAGGGGATGGTCTGCAAAATCAGCCAGTTTGATCATCGATTTTGGTGGCTCAGATTAGTACCAAACGGAATAAAACGGAATTGAACCTAATTCCGTTTTTTAATTTAATGAAATCAAATACTTATAAAAAAAGTGCCAGAAAAACGGAATAACGGAATGAAACGGAATCGGAATCATCTTCCGTTTTTTAATATATATAAATCAACAACTTAAGTAAAAACGGAATTGAAAAACGGAATGATTCTGGGCAGATGTAGAAAACGGAATGAAACGGAACCCTGTCTAGAATAGACAGGTTCCATTCCGAATTTCTGCGCGTATAATTGTCCGTAACAAATTGATGGAGTTTTAGATGATTGAAGAAGTAAAAATTGGAAGGCCAACTGATTATACCGATGAGTTGGTGGATCGAATCTGCGAGGAGATTGCATCTGGTCGATCATTGAATCGCATTTGCAAGACCGAGAGCTGGGCGCCAGATAAGTCCACATTCTATCGGTGGATGTACAAACACGACTCGATACGCGACAAATACGCGCGAGCGAAGAATGCGTGTCAAGAGTTTGCCGCAGAGGACATCCTCGAGATAGCCTACGATGCGACGCCTGAGACATACAACGTGGCGCGATTGAAGGTCGACGCGCACAAATGGGTGGCGAGTAAGCTATTGCCCAAACGTTATGGCGAGAAACAGCAGCTCGAACACACTGGCGAGTCTGGTGGGCCGCTGGTCATCAAATGGAAGGGAAAAGACGATGAGTAATTGGGATAAGTTTTTATTATTGATGGTGGCTGGCTGTGTACTGACGACGTTTGCAATGTTGACGGACTTTTTAGGATGGTATGCCTGAGATAACGATACCGTATACGCCTCGGGATGTCATGGTTCCGTTTCACGATAGAACGAGTAGATTTGCCTGTTTGGTGGCGCATCGGCGGTGCGGCAAGACTGTCGCTGCGATTAATGATTTGATCCGAGATGCGCTTACGATTGACCGGCCTAACGTCCGAGTGGCGTACATTGCGCCGAGCTATCGGCAGGCCAAGGCGGTGGCGTGGGATTATTGCAAGGAGTTCACATATAAGATACCGGGCATTAAGGTCAATGAAGCTGAATTGCGCATTGATTTTCCCAATGGCGCTCGCATACGATTGTTTGGCGCCGAGACAGCAGACTCGATGAGAGGGCTATATTTTGATGCGGTGGTAATGGATGAGCCGGCTGACTTTCCGGCGAACGCATGGTCAACAGTTATTCGACCAGCGATCGCAGATCGACAAGGCCGCGCAACGTTTATTGGTACTCCCAAAGGTAAGAACGAATTCTGGCAGATATTTGACGCATCGCGCAATGATCCGACGTGGTACTCGGCGGTGCATAAGGCAAGTGACACTGGCATATTGCCGAGCGAGGAGCTGGACGCCGCGCTTAAGACAATGGGCGAGGATCGATACGAGCAGGAGTTTGAGTGCAGCTTCGAGGCTGCAATCGCTGGCGCTTATTATGGCACCGAGATGAAGGAAGTAACAAATACTGGACGAATTGCCGCAGTTCCATATGATAGAGCCGTTGGAGTCGTTACAGCGTGGGATTTAGGCATCGGGGATTCGACCTCGATCTGGTTCGCGCAACACGTTGGAGCCGAGGTTAGGCTGATCGACTACTACGAAAGCTCTGGCGTTGGACTTGATCATTACGCCAAAGTGTTGCAAGACAAGGATTATGTTTATGAGTCGCACGTCCTACCGCATGACGTGCAGGTCAAAGAGCTGGGAACTGGCAAGTCTCGGCTCGAAACGTTGGATTCGCTAGGGATAAGGCCCGTGACAATAGCACCAAAGCTAATGGTCGATGATGGAATACAGGCAGTGCGATCCATGCTCGGACGATGCTGGTTCGACGAGACTAAGTGCAATCGAGGCATCGAGGCATTGCGGCAATACCAACGAGACTTTGACGAAAAGGGCAGAACGTGGCGAGGCAGGCCTCGGCATGACTGGACATCACATGGCGCAGACGCAATGCGCTACTTGGCAATTGGATACCAGAATCAGGCATCGAGCTGGGGCGATCCAATCAGGCGTAACTTGCGAGGGATAGCGTAGTGGCAGTTATAGTTCCTAAGGGCGGCATTTTAAGGATGATGGGGCAGCGCGTAAATCCCCAAGTTTTACAACGCGCACAAGAAGAAGAAAAAATACGAGGGCTTTTGTTTAGAACTGAGCCGACCGGAGACGTTGGCCCACATCCAGAGATGAGCATTGTTGATTTAGAGGGCAAGCCATTTATGAGTGGGATGGCTGATAGATCCGCTGCGGCGCGAAAAGTTACTCGTGTAAATGACACCGAATTAAATATGCCGGTAGAGTTAACTGGCGGTCAGGGATTCATGTTTAACAACCCCGGCCTAGTTTGGGCAAATGCACGAAAAGAAGCAGAGGCAATGGATGCTTTTGCAAATGAGTTAAAAAGATTATATGGCGAATATCCTGTAATGCTGCCTTACCGTATGGGAATGGGATCTGCTGATCAGTCAACGATGCCGGGCGAGGTCATGTTAAGTTATGCGCAGTCATTGCTTGGCAAACAAGGCAAGGCGCAGGTAAATAAATATATAAAAGATAATTTTGTACCTGACTGGGCTGGTCTTGACGATCCAAAATCTATTCAGCAATTTAGAGGTTTGCCCGGAGCTAAAAAAGTTGAGTTTGTAAACAAGTTTGGCAATGTTGCAAACACCAATAGATTCGGCACATTGTCTACAGCTGAGGCTAGGGCTATTATTACCGAGCCAGAACAATTAGATGCCCCATCATTAAGATTGCAAAATGTTGGTCAAATGACTGGGCAAGGAACTCGTAATGCAAATAATCCAACTTACACAACTGCTACGACCGGCGAGGGCATTGGCACTTTAAAAGAAAAAGACGTCACTACTTTTGATTTAATGCCAGACCAAAAGGCCAAAGCTGGATTTGCAGAATATAAAAGAGATGTAGATCGAAATAATTTAACTAATGCTGATGCATATTCATTGCAATTAAATATTGTCGGCGGTCGGATTTCGGACAAAGCCCTTAAAAACTTAGAAAAAGCAGGCGTCATTGGCGGCGCTGGAATTGCAGGATCCGCATCGGCAGCAGCCCCAGAATTTATAGATAGAATTTATAATCCTCAGAATCACAAGTTTATTTTAAATGGTGACGGTTCAATATCTACTCACCGCATGGCAGCAGAGCAAAGCGATAATGGCAACTGGTATGTGTTCCCAACCATTCAGATGATGCCAAACGGCGAGCTGAAAGAATTTGTATTGCCAAATGGCGATCCAGATAACATGGCTGCAATGAGGAACGCCATAGCAACTAATAATATGTTGCAAATGAAAGATAAAGAATCCGCGCTTGCATTTGCTGAGGGGGCGTACAAAGTTGGAACGCCGTTGGAAACATTTGATCCAATGAAAAGGACGATGCAAGATAACATTGACTCAATGTTAAATCCAACGCCCGGCGCCAACGACAGATTGTCAGAAAGCCCTCGAGGGCCAATTGCAGGCGCGTTGGCAGATGCTCTTTTTAGTGTTAAGGATTATTTTAGCGAAATGCCTAACGTTGCAGAATTTGCAAAAGAGTTTCTCGGAACTGGTTTAGGCGCAGAGATTGCAGGCGCTCAAGGAAAGTATGCGCCAATAACAACATCCCCATCAATTCTTGGCGAAGTGATTACTGGTCAAATTCCAGAAGCGCTAGATAAAATATCTTATGGTGATGCAGGTGCTAACTTAACTGGCGAAGAAATGTTTGACTTAGGGACAGGCGCTATTGGCGCAGGATTTACAGTAGGCGGATTGTTACGGGCTAGTAAGCCGGGCCTGAAGGCTGCTGGAGAAAAATTTGTAGATATGGCAGATAGCGCATCGCAAAGGCTTGGTCTATCGCCTCAAGTTGCGCCAAGCGGCCCAACAGGGCCGAACGTTAACGCTATGGGATTTTATTCCGCAGTTGAGAACGCAGCCATGAACTTAAATCGTAAGTCTGGATCTGGGCAATCATTTTTAAACGATATAAGAAAAACTCCTAACATTAAAGACAGCGAAATAAAATGGATTGGGCTTGATGAGTTTTTAAAAGGCAAGAAAAACGTAACAGCAGAAGAAGTTCAAAGATACATAAGGGATAACAGAGTTGATGTTCAAGAGGTAAGGTATCAAGACAATCCTTATGGATTTACGGAAGATTATGAATTTGAGGAATATATAAATGAATTAGATCCAGAAATTGATGGATATGAACTGGAAAACGCACAGTATTTTTATCGTGAATTTTTAAGCGGCGGATTGCCTCAACATGACGATTACATTACTAAAGGTGGCGATAATTTAAAAGAAATTGTGTTTACCTTGCCAGATGATGCGACACAAGAAGTTTATCAAACTTCTCATTATCCACGTGTTAACAACGTATTAGCCCATATGAGGACGGCTGATCATAAATCTGATGATGGTAAAAAAGTATTATTGTTAGATGAAATACAATCGGATTGGCATCAAGCAGGAAGAGGAAAGCCAGATGACCAAGGAAAGTATACAAATCCTGAATACATTACAGATTTTGAAGGGATGCGAGCCGCTGAAAAAGAATATCAGGATTTAAGAGAAGAAATTATTTACGCGAAAGAAGAGTTTATAAGTGATTGGGATAAGAAAAATCCACTGGTAACTTATCAGGCCCATAGAGAACGTAAAGATGGTTTAGAAAAACTTTTAAATCCCTTAAACGAAAAGCTTTTAGAATTAAAAAATAAACTGATTTCATATGGCAGCGTTCCAGACGCACCATTTAAGGATGAGTGGTATAGCGTAGCACTTAAAAGAGCGGCAAAAATTGCTTCGGACGAGGGATACGACAGAATTGCATTGACAAATGCAAGAACTCAGGCGAAAAGATACGGTAAGTATCAAACAACTCCCTCAATAAAATATGATGAAAAAACCGATTCTGTTACTTTCCCCGGTTACAACACATATTTTGGCCCTGTGGATGAAGAGACTGTTTTCTTAAATGCTTATTCATCTAACTATCAAACATTAGAAGATATTTTTGGCAAAAAGTTAGCTAACAGAATTAGAAACGCGCCAGTAGACGATTCTGAAATTAGAGTTGTAAAAAACGAAGATGGCTCAGACATTGAATATGGCTATGATGGATTTAAGCATTATTATGACAAAGCCTACATTGACTCAATGAAAAAAATTGCCAAAAAGTTTAAGTCTAAAGTTTACATGGGCAAGCTGGACAATGGAGATGACGTCATGTATATGGACATTACTCCAGAGATGAAGTCAGGAACTAAGGCAGGCCAGCCATTGTTTAGTGCCGCGCCAGTCGCACCAGTTGGCGGTGGATTGTTGTCAACAGAAAAAGAAAACAGACAGCCAAGCAAGCAATTTGGCTTGTTAGGAGTTTAAAATGAGCGCTTTATTTGGTTACGTTGACAGATTTAGAGAATATCTTGACGAGCAAAAAAGAATGAAAGATGCCTTAGAGGCCCAAATGGGCGCAAAAGGTTATGCATCAATGTACGATACGCCTTACGATAGGGCGCAAGGATTTTCCACTGGATTATTGGCAAGGCAAAGATTTCCAGAGGCCAATCAATTGACAGCTAATTTAGTTGGCGGTCTATATGAAGGCGCTCAAACTATTAAACATATATATGACGGTTTAAAAAACGGATCTGATTTTACTGTTATGCAAAGATATGGGGATATGTTAAGAGATATGCAAAACAATGCTGCCGCATATCGGTATTACGATGAGCAAGGAATTACTCCAGAAATGTCTGCTGAGGAAATAATGAGTTTAGGCAGAAGGTATGGCGAAGGTAGTCTATTTGATGAAACCGACAAAGAAAGACGGAAAAAGAAATGACAATAACAAACTACAGCACATTACAATCGACAGTCGCCGATTATCTTAATCGCAGCGATTTAACGGCAGTTATACCGACGTTCATTCAGCTGGCGGAGTCGCAGATCAATCGCGATATTCGGCACTACAAGATGGAGACTCGATCAACTGCAACGATAGATGCCGGTGATCAATACTCGCAAGTGCCAGCCGATTGGATGGAAACGATCCGTATGAGCATACAAGGCACTGGCACAACCGTTGTTAATTTAATATCTCGAGACGCTATGGCAGATAAACGTGCTGGCGCTGAGGATATGGCTGGTCGGCCTGAGTATTACACTCATGCAGATGGGCAGTTTAACTTCTATCCGACGCCAGATGCGGACTACACGTTGGAGCTGTTGTACTTTGCTAAAGTACCTGATTTGGCGTCAAACAGTGACAACTGGCTGCTAGACGAAGCACCAGATGTATATTTATATGGATCGTTAATACATTCTGCGCCATACTTGCAAGAAGATGCAAGAACAACTGTATGGGCGCAAATGTACGC